CATATGCCGTCACAGAATTGCCGTTATCGTCGATTCCCGCGACTTTACCGCACACCCATATATCAACCATTCTTGCTTTTCTCATATTCTGTACACCCTCAAATTAGCGTTTAACAACCGTTTGTGCATAGAATTATATAAATCGTCATAGCTTACGTTCTGCACGCCCGCGCTTTCAGATACCATACCTTCATTGCCGAGTTTGTTATACGCGGCGACAACGGTATCAGCGACGATGTGAAGCATTGAAAGAGGTGTGTCGTCACGGTTGCACGCCTCCTTCGCTGTTTCAAGCCAACGTTCGCAAAGGTTGACGATTATTCTTAATTCATTTACGTTTAATTCGCTGCCGATTTGCGTTCTGACGTTATATTCAATAATGCCTAAAGAATCCGCATGTATATCGGCAACTTTGTTGCCGTTGGTGTCATAATCCCGCATATATGCGGTTGCATACATATCGGCAACAAAGTTGCCGTTGACGTTATCCATATTTGTCATCAATATCACACCTTATCACGGTTCTTCGCTGTGCATATAAATACCGTTCGTTTTGTTTAGGTACGCAAACGCGTCGTGATATATGCGGTAATCAATTTTCCAAGCGTCGGCAAACAAATTTTCTCTTGGTGTGTATATACGTAATACCGCGTGTTTATTAACTTGGAATGTAGCGGAAGGGTGTATGATCATAAAGTTTATTGCTTCTCCCGCATTGTCAAACCCTCCGTCGTCAGTACCTGTTGCACCTTCAGGAATATCTTTTATTTCAATATCGGTATAAAAACGCCGTTGCGGTATTTTTCTCACGCGCATACTGTCGAATACTTCAAAGTCGCGGTTGAGCTGCCTGTCTGTCATGGTGGCGAAACGCGTAATACCTGCGATTTGTTTAAGCAATGTGTATTTTGTAGGCGTGATATATAGGATCCTGCCTTCGGACGGCACTTCTTTTTCGTCCATTTCAGCGATAGCGCCGTCGATTTTACCGACTATGTTTGAAGATGTCAAATCTCCGGTATCTTTTGAACCTGCCTTGTCCGCATATTTAGCAAAACGGTAAGCGTCGAGTTCCGGTACAACTTTATTTCTCAAAAATTGTCCGACAGTATTCGCGAACGTCATATTAATAGTTTCATCGTTATCCATACTGTCAATCATGAATGTGGTGCCTCTGTCCTGCTTTAATTCATATGGCTGCCAGCTTGCATTTACATTTCCTTGAGTAAATCCTCCGTTGCGGTCATAGTTTGCAAGACCGTTCATGTTAATCATAAATATTTGTACCGTTTTGGCATTGATGAATCTTACAACGGTTTGGTCTAAATCAGTCGTTAGCGCTTCGCGTTTATATATTTCGTCTAATATTGGTAGGTACCGTTCAGCGAGTTCTATTACATTATTGGATATTGGCATTAATAATTCCTCCTAAAAATTTGATCCGCATTTATGCGGTTGTTATAGCCCCCAAGCCTTCTTTTCGGCTTCGGTTATCCCTGTGGGGTTATTATTTGTATGTGTTTCCGGCGGCTTCTGTTTCAACGCTTCGTCAAGACGGCGTTTCTGTTCAGTTTCAAATCCGCCTTGCGTATAATATTCGTGTTTTGCCAGAATACCGATCTTGCGTTCGATGTCTTCTGCGGACAAATTCTCAAAATCAAAGAACTCATCCAAAAATTCAACCGGAATTTTCTTTTCCGTGAATGTTGACATCGTCCGTGATTTTATAACTTCGGCTTCCGCTTTTTTGGTTTGCAGCTGCTTTTCCTGCTCATACATTTTCCTCCATTCTTCGGCTCGGTCTTCGGCACTCAACCCCTTCATTTTTTCTTCGATGGTTAATTTCGTGTCCGCAAGCCTGCGTTGTTTTTCACGGTCATTCTGTAATGCCGTTTGTATGGACTTTTGAATTTTTAAATCCATAAACGTTTGAAAAGATTTGTCTGTTTTTAATAGTTCGTCAAAGTTCAGCGGTGTATTGTCCGGCTCGTTCGTAACTGTTGGTTCGTCCGTTCCATCCTCCGCAAAAAATTGTAATGGTAATCTTAATAATTTTTTATTAAACATAATTTATCTCCTTTTTTTTGCCCTTATCGTCCAACGTCCGTTAAGTGCATATCGCCATATATGGCGTTTTATTTATTTTATGCGAAAAATATCGCATTATAAAAGCCCAACATGTTATGTTGAGCTTGTTATTTAATTGTTATGAGTTATATCAATGCCATGCTTGAACACATTTTAAAGGTAAATTATTCCTTTTTACGCATTCTTTTACTTGTAATTCTACTCTATGTGCGTCTTTTCCTAATATGTCATTTTCGGCTGTCTTTATAACGGTTGTAGCATCATCGTTAAAAGTGTATACAACTTCTCCGAATTCGCCTTCTCCGCTCGGCCGGTATAAATATATGATTTTTTCTCTGCTCATTTCTTTTAATATCATTTCATTCATTTTACAGGCCCCTTTCTGTTTTGCTTAAACAAATTATCCAATTCAACTGTATATTTTTTATAATTGTATGTGCTTTCAGTAATACTATGCGCTTCGTCATATAACAACCCTCGCTTCATCAGTCTATACTCCATTAATTCATGGTTAAGAAGTACAATATCCATTTCTTGTACATTTTTACCGTCAATTAATCTTTGCCAAGATACCGCTATATCATAATCAGGCGTGAATCGTCTGGGTTCGGTATACCCTAAATCATGTTCAGTTAAAAATACATGCTCTTTTATTTTCTTTACATCGTCAACGGAAAATCCAGTATTTTTCGCGATACTTTCAATATCTCCTGTTCTCTTACGGATTTCCTCGTAGTACCGCGCCGCGTGTTCATCCATTTTTATCATGTCGTCACGCGGTATAGCTCCGCTCGCGCCAGTTATATCAACCGTCATTCTTCCACCGCCTGTATTTATTATATCACGGTTTTCAGGATTTGTCAACGGTCTGACAACGCTCCGGCACGGATGAGGCGGAGGGAATATCGGCGGCATGTTTTCGCCGATAACAAGGCGGTTCACCTTGAATGTTTGCCCGTCCAAGCTCCTGCATATGTCCGTCGTCGCGTTGTCTAACACCGCTATAAATCTAACTTTTTCTATACCTTGTTGCCTTAATTGTTTTAAATATTTTTCCGCTCCGTAAATAAGCGAAACTAAATTTAAAAATCCGCCATAATTGCCGTTTTCATAACGTTTCAGCATAAAATCTTTTGCTTGTTTGAACACTTTTTTATTATCCGATCCTGTTTCCATCAACTTTCGGATTCGATATTCGGCGTCAGAAGCTAATATATTGTTTACGCTGTTACCTAAAGATTCAATAATTTCGTTAAAATCGTGATTTTCATTTAATTGTTTTGAAAAATAATTTTTAACTTCTTCTTGGTATATCGAATACTCAACCAGCAGCGATATAAACAGAGCGTCGCGGTATTTCACCCTTTTATGCTCAAGTGTATAATCCAAAAACAGCTTACAATATCCGTAAAAGGTATAATTTTCTTTCGCGGAGCGTAATTTACTATGTAAAACATTCAATTTATCAAACGGCAAAATATTATTAAGCGGTTCATTATATCGATTAATTGCGTCCTGCATGTCTGAAATCAATTCCGGTTGCTTGCGGTTGATATACTTTAGTACCGCTTCATCGCGTAAATCGATCTCTTTAAAATACTCACTGACGAATTTCTGGTCGGTCATATACTTTTTCCATCATTACGGAATCCTCAGCGTCGCGCCGCGCCATTTCATCCTTAGCGTCAACTTCGATGTGTGTTTCGTTAATGCAAGTTTCATCGGAAAATAACCCGCTTGACTTCATTCGCGCCGCGCGGTCGATCGATTTATCTTTGTCTGTCGGAATGTTACGCTGCATTATTATATCTATGTTGCGGAAATCGTAAACCGCTGCTCCGCTGCGGGCGGATCCCTTTAAGTTCAAACGGTTCGTGATTACTTCCCATAAACGTAAATACCCTTTGCGGAATACACGGTCTGTATCAGCCGAATACTGGTCGAGCGCGTATAATTTATATCCCAGCGCGGAAGCGTTATCGGCGTTTGAGAACGCGACGTCTGTCATATTCGGTACGCCTGTCAGCATAGTAACCTGTTCATGGAGCTGTGTAACTACGTCAAGTAACCCGTTATAATCCACTTGCTTGAGCAGCCATTTTATATCGCCGTCGGCGTTGACGGCTAACACTTTACTTTTATATAACTTTTCCTGCGTTTCCTTGTTATCATTTTCATCTTGAGGTAACACATAATTAATCAACAACAATTTAGCTTCGTCGTTATACTGCGTCATGTTGCGCATATTATTGATTATTTGTTCGTATGCGTCAATGCTTGTAAGAGCGGGTTCAAATACGGCGATCCCGTCCGGCTCTTCAATGGCAACGCACGGTACGTCGTTCCATGATAATGTTTCGGAATCTGCAAGCCCCCGACCGTCGATGTATTGTTTCCGTTCTGTTTCCGTGATGATTTCGTATGACCATATCACATTATTTTTTTCATCGGATTGCGCCCATTTACGCGCTGCACCAATCAAATTGGCGGGCGTTGAGTAATCGAATATACCAACAGTTTGGCGAGCGTCGAGGCGCGTGTATACTATCTCGTTGAACTCATTTTCGTACACATACAGATACGCGGCGGCTGTACAAAGATAATCGTGCATTAATTCCGTAAATGTCGCGCCGTCGTCGTTGTATCGCCTTATGTAGTCGATCTTATCGGAAAAATCGCTCGTATCTTCTTCGCTCACAATGTTATACATCGGAGCTTTGCCGGACAAATAGCCTTTGACCATTTTGACGATGTAATACTCAAACGCGATTATAGTTTTATTCATGCTGCCGCCCATCATTTCATAAGGTGTAGTTTTACGGGAATAGCGTTCATATAATTCTTTGCGGTGCTGTAATACCGGCTCTATGAATTTGTCTAAATCCTTGTAGCTTCCCGCGTTGTTATATGACGCGAGCTGTTCTTTTGTCATTTGGATCATTTTAAAAACCTCTTACATTTTCTACTACTTTTATTGCATTGTTTTGTATTATCTTATTAAGGGCATACCTTACCGCGTCAATCGCATGATTATTTTTGTCAGGATAAGCCGAAATATATTTTCCGTCCTTCGTCTGTTCGTATTCGTACAAAATAAATTCCTTGTACGCTTCCGGCGTGCGGCGTTTGTCGATTATTATTTCGTCCAAATCCTGTAACCACTTGATACCGTGTTCGACGCTGTCGCGCCCTTTCTGAGCGGCGTGTATAGGTAATCCGAGTTCTGACATTTCCGCGATCGATTTAGGCTCCGCGCTGTCAGCATAGATAATTGTACCGGATGTATCTTTCGCCTTTATCCTATTCACAGCGGTTAAATTTTTGAGCTTAGGCTCGTATATCTCATCAAGCACATATAAACGCCTATATTTCGCGTCGTAGGACACTTTAACCCATGCAAGTGGGTCAACGGCAAACCCAAAATCAAGACCGCTGTAGAACGTTTTAAGCGCGTTAATTTCAATCGTGCTTTCGATAACATTTTCAAACACTTGCCCGCCCGTTCCGGTAGCTATGCCGAGATACTCGTGTTCATACGCCTGCGGTTTTTTAAGTTTTAATTCTTCGGCTTCCTCGATGAATTTATTGCCAAGCCATTCAACTGGTACGGTTTCGTATGTGCTGTGATGATTCAGCCGTCCGGCTTTGGTTTCCAGTTTTTCAACGTTTACCCAACTGTCGCGTGTCTTCGGAGGGTTGAACGTGTAGAATATATTGAACTGCTCGCCGCCGCGCATAATAGATTGATTGATGTTGCGTATCTCTTCCATGCCGTTGAACTGGTCTAATTCCTCATACCATGCAATACCTATATATCCGAATTTAGGTTTGATTGATTTTAACTTGATAGGTTTGTCTGCGCCGCGAAAATATATTTTCTGTCCTGTGTCAATATACGTTATTTCCATAGGCGAAACTGTCGTTTTGAATTTGTGAGATAGTCCGAGTATTTCGATAGCCCACAGTATTTGCGTGTATACGCTGTCGCGCATGGTATTTCCCACTTTGCGCATTGCAAGCGCGTGCGTCTGCGGGTTTTTAAGCAATAACAGAACGATCTCAATGCTTGCAAACGATGATTTTGTCGAACCGCGTCCGCCTGATAACATGTAGTGCGTGTATAACTCTTCCGCTATATCACAATGTACATTATGAAATGCAGTGGATATAATATTTTCAATCTGTACGTCTGACATTGTCAAATATATTTACTTCGCCGTTATCATCATCCGGCATATCTTTAATTTCTTTCGCAAATTTCGGCGCAAGCCTGTACTTCCACCAACGTTCTATTGCAAATGGGTTACGTTTCAATACATCATCAAATGAAATAGCTAATGTAACAGCGTCCGCTTCTTCACGCCCTATTTCAATGGCTTCGGAGAGTTCCGGCGACTTTTTGCGCCAATTCGTAAGCGTCCTCACTTTTACATCAATTGAGTCGGCAATGTCTTCATATGTCAGGCATTGCATAGCTATTCCTCTTAAAATCATCAAGTTATCGTCTTCGAGCCATTCTTCTAATCCCCGCTTTTTGATGATTATCATTTTTTTTCCCCTCGGCACAGTATCACCTCCTGAAATTTCCGAAAAATGTGAGGACGGTATTGGCAAATACCGTCCTCGTTATATTCCTTTTTCCCTAAGTTTTCAAACTTATGTGCTTCTTGACCGTTCCTGCATGTCGCGTCTTAATCTGTTTAGAGTTCCGCCCCTTCTTGTCCGGCGGGCGGTATTGTCTATTACCCGATTGATAGCTCTGGCAGTTTCACCCATAACTTACTCCCCCTTTTTCATAGAATATTTAGCATAATCATTTCTGTTATTGATTTTTCTTATCGGCGGCACTTCGCTTTCCAATTTAATACCCATCAATTTAGCCGCTTTCATGCCGTCAATAAATATATCATCCGAAATTTTGTTAAAACCGCTTTTTTCTGAAAATTCTAACATTTGTTCTTGCGATTGAAAACACAGGCACAGATAAAATCTGCTTCCCGTAGCTTCGGTATCTCTGACCTTTTCTTCTTTAGCTCTTTTCTCAAATTCCGAAAGAACATCAGATAAATCTTCCTTGAAATCATCTTGTAATGCCTGTATGCCGCTTTCAGGTTTGTTTTTATTTATTTTCATTGTAATACTCCTCCCGATATTTCATTCTCATAATATCAACCTCAACGAGAGGATACGCCGCTTTGACCCTTTCATAATCCGCGGGGGATTTTTCTTTTAGCACACTTGTAAATCTGTAATCAATTCCGTCGTATGTACGCCCGAACCATTCGTAGTCAATTGGTAACTTAACGCCGGATTCATCAAGCTCTTTTATCATGTCTGCTTTTTTGTAATCATAAACCGGCATAAATGTTTTTTTGTTGTGATTGACCGGACCATATTTTTTAATCGCCGTATGACGGATCGGGCTGTCTGCGCTCCTTACCCCGCTCGCTGAATATGCCAACGGCATATATGCTTCTTTTATTTCGGGCAATTCTGACGGCATTAATGCCGATTTTATCATATCGGTTATATCCTCATAATCCATTTCCCATACATGACCCGATTTCATTGCGTCCGCAACTACTCCATCAAATAACGGGCTTGTAAAAACTCCTCCAATCCAGAAACGATAAATGGCAGGATGAGGCAATCTTATTATTTCGGTTTGGAAAAAATCTTCGTAGTACCTGAGCGATTCCTCCTCAAAAGTCATCGGTCGCGGCGGTATCGAATACAAAAAATACGGTACGATCTTTTTGAAATATCTCCGCATTTTTAACCAAGCTACCACGCTGTCTTTTCCCCTGCTGAACGCCAGCAAACTCACTCCTCCGCATAAATCTGAAATGTACTCGCACAATTCATCGGAATTGTCAAAATGATTTTGAAATGTTTTTGGGGTATTTTCTTTAATTTTCATTTTCATCCCCCATTATAAAATCAATTTGCAATTCGCAGCCAAGGGCTTTTGCGATTTCATGTAATTCTTTTTCAGAGAAATTATCTCTTTGAATTTTGTTGCTTAAACTCGACGGGTTGTTATTAATTTTTTCTGCCAATTGTTTTATTGTCATTTTTCTTTTTATTAACATTATTTTTATTTTTTGACCCATTGAAATTTTTATCACCTCAAAATATATTATATCACACTTTTTTGTAGATGTCAACACTTTTTTGTACATTATACTACAAAAAAGTGTATTTAATATATTTTTATTGGTGAAATATATTTTTTTACATTGTAAAAATTGTAAAAGCCCATAATTTGCATTAGGGCTTACCGCACAATTCTGTTTATACCATTATATCACAGATTTCAATGATTTTTGTGCCATCTTTGTCCCAACATTTTCAGCGAATTTTTCGATTGCTTCGTCTACTTTCCTATATACTGTACTCCGCGAGTAATTAAAATGATTCATCAATAATCCTACCGGATCGCCCGCGCGGTCGATGTAAAAGATGTTCAGTATTTTTCTTTCCATTTTCGATAACGGTTTCAGCCCTCTTTTTATTGTCTTTATGTTAAATTCGGTTACTTTCAATTGATTCATCAATACT